CAGTGAAAGGTCTCAACACACAATTTCCAACAAATAATGCATCTGGGTCTCTAATAGGTATTAACCCAAAAGCATTGTATTCATAAAAGACTCTATCAACCAAATGGATATCAGCACATGCACGCAAAAGTGCATTTTTCCGTTTGAGTAATTGTGTCTTGCCTAATTTCCTATCTGATAAATCATGGCCAATTAACAAGATTAATTCTCGCGCATACATTGAAGCGTTGCGCATCATGTTGTAAAACTCTGGCCGTTGTTCGCACAGTGGAACACCAGGTTGCCCTAGTGGTCCACTCCAGTTGATCGCATCAACTACATCACATTCATCAATTACAGTTTCCATAGTACCTTCATAACGTCCTGTTTTCTTCGCACCATCCCGTGCGCTATCGTTGGTGCACCCAATTGGGGTGCAAGGGCTCAAATCGAAAGGAGACATTTTACATAGTAATAAATGTCCCGATCCGATGAGCCAAATCCCTTCAGATTTGGTTCATGTGGATCTACTTCATATACCCTATCAGCACAAGTGTGTACTCGCCTAGTACACTAAAAGAATACAGTAAACCTATTGCAGCAGCGAATTGCACTACACACAGGTAAACATCCATCAGTATGCGCCTTACGGTGGCATCATTAGCAGGGATACTCCGGAGGGTAAGGAGTCCCGCTTCAGCAGATGGTGACCATGGGTTTAAATCCTGGCGCTCAAATCAAACAAATTCATGAATGAGAGCAGTACCAGGCCTTAACTAAGATAATTCATTATCTCGCCATAACCACCACCGTATAAGAATGGGGTCGGCCCTAAGCTCATAGAGCTCGTGCCTAGTTAACCGGGGCTCGGCATACAGTTTATAAGGGTTGTATGAAAATAACCGGTCTACCATAAATGGCATTCACGCCCTAAAAGTACCGTTGATCACGGATTTAAATCCTCAAGACATTAAGCTTCTTGATGCATTAGTGAGAGCTAAGTAAGGTTTTGTGGTTCAGTGTCAGGTTCACACCTACCCACAAACCCCCAGACACGCCTTTAACTTATGTCTGGTAGTGGCCCATCGCCACTCTATCTATGTTTTCATAGATAATTTAATATGATTCTATATCAAGAATTGTTTGGCTTTCGTACTGCGTTTGTATACAAGACTCACACCACTAGAGACTACTTGTAAACAAATCCACCACTTAAGGTGACAAAACATGCGGGTACGACCCCTGGTGGTTCATGTTCGAGACCAAGAATCAGGAAGTGCAACCTCGAGAATACTCGCTATTCTCTCAGATGTTACTCACTTCCATGGAATAATTTCGCAACGTACACAACATTGTGTACACACATTTCTATAATTTTTATGTTTTATGATAATATATAACTCAATTTTATATGAAACATTAATAAATAACAACGTTACAATTGATGGATTTATGTGACTAATAATATGAATATGGCCTTTATCAGTGTTAAAATTGATAAAACACCTAGGTCATTAATGTACAAAGTACTCATATCATATATGCACCACACATAACTTAAAGCTGTAACACACTTTGTAATGAAGGTAGTGTCACCCGTCAGTGGCACTGTTCATTACAGTTTAAAACTAGTATGAATTTTGTTACCTTAATTGCTCGCGCAATCCGGTTCACCGATTATGCTTGCTCCTGCAAGTTCTCACGGTCGTTTTGAATCTTCATTGTACCCGTCAGTACAACTAGTCGTGATTTTCCGAAAATCACAAAAATTGGAGGGGTGGAATTAAATAATATATTAGAATATTATACATGTAGAAAGGGGACGTTGCCCACGCACGTTGGCGTTTTCCTACATATATGTA